ATCATGCTAGAGGAATTAGCCTATATTAAGAAAGTTTTTGACGGTTTAATCGAGGATGATCGCATGTTTGCCTTGCTCTTTTACGCCGAAGAAGCGAATTTATGGGACGATGACGGCCTATATCAGTCAAACCCGTTGCGAATTGAAGAAAACTACAATGAAATTCGGGATAACCGAAAAAACGCGATAGAGAAGCCGTCTGAACGGGAAGAATATTTATGTAAGCATATGAATCATTTTTTACCGTCTAATTCAGGCGAAGCATTCATCGATTTGAGGGATTTACGCAAATGCAAAATAAAAGAGTTTGATTGGACAGGGCGGCAAGTCTGGGTCGGGATCGATCTCGCTATGACAACAGATAACTGCGCTGTATCAATGGTTACGGAGGAAGATCTAAAGATTTACGCGGATTCTTTTGCTTTCGTCCCAACGGATAATATCGAGGAAAAGAACCGGGTCGAGAAGATTAATTATTATGACTTCATTCGGGCCGGAAAATGTTTCGCCTGCGGTGACGCGGTAGTGGATTATAACTTTATCGAATCCATGATTTTAGGAATCGAAGAAAAGTACAAGGTTACGATCATGGGCGTGGCATATGACCGTTATAACTGCCTCTCTACGGCTCAAAAGCTTGAAAAGGAAGGGCTAAAAACAGTCGAAGCGAAACAACACAGTTCGGTACTTCATCCGGCTACAAAGCTTTTACGCGAAAAAATCCTTAATAAGGAGTTTTTCTACACTGAAAACACTCTCTTAGAAATCAATTTCCAAAATGCAAAAGTTGTCGAGAACAACAATCGGGACATTTATCTAAATAAAAAGAAGTCTACGGGGAAAGTGGACATGATCGCGGCCCTGATTAACGCCGTATATCTCTTACAGTTAGATGTTATCTTCAACCCTGATTCAGATTGGTCAATACAAGTCTTTTAACTACAAGGGGGTTCGACATGTGGCCATTTAAGCCGAAAGAGCGCCGTCAAACGCTTGAAGAAATACTTATTCAAAGTGGAGCGCTTACAAGTTCAGTCTCAAAGTCCCAAGCTTTAAACATTCCTGCATTTTCGGCCTGCGTGGAACTTATTTCAATGACAATCGCAGGCCTGCCTATCAAACTTTATACCGAATCGGCCGAAACAACGAAAATTAAGGACGATCCGCGCGTGGAACTCCTAAATAACGACACAGGAGACACTTTGGACGGCTTTCAGTTCAAGAAAGCTATGATTGAGGACTATCTGATCTACGGTGGTAGCTATGCATACATAAATCGGGCGCGAAATGACGCGAAAAGCCTGCATTTTATTGATAATCCTTATGTAGCAGTCAATAAAAACGTTGATCCAATCTTCAAAAAGGCCGAAATCCAAGTAAACGGAGAAAATTACCGTGATTTTCAATTCGTCAAGCTACTCCGCAAGACAAAAGACGGCGTAACCGGGACAGGCATTTTGGCCGAAAGTAATACCATGCTGTCTGTAGCCTATAATCAAATGGTTTATCAAGAAACTCTTGTGAAAACAGGCGGTAATAAAAAGGGATTTTTGAAATCCCAGGGCCGATTAAGTCCAGAAGCTTTAGCCGAACTTAAAAAAGGTTGGAAAGATCTTTATGCCAACTCAAATGAAAACGTTTTAGTGCTTAATAACGGCTTAGAATTCCAAGAAGCTTCTCAAACATCAGTAGAATTGCAACTCAATGAACACAAAATCAGCAATTCGGCCGAAATCTGCAAGCTTTTTCTTGTGCCGCCTCGAATTCTTTCAGGCGAATCAAACGAAGAAGAATATAACAACTGGATCAAAGTGTGCATTTTACCGATCCTAGCTGCATTCGAATCGGCCCTAAATAAAGATCTTTTATTGCCTAGTGAGAAGAATTCTTACTTTTTCGCCTTTGATACGGCCGATTTAACGAAAGGCGATATCGAAAAACGCTTCAAAGCCTATGAATTAGGCATTAAGAACGGTATTCTGCAAATCGATGAAGCCCGTTACAAAGAGAATCTACCGCCTCTCGGCCTGAAATTCTTGAAACTCGGCTTACAAGATGTGCTTTATTTTGCGGAATCAGAAGAAATCTACACTCCGAATACCAACAAACTCGCTAAAATGGGCGAGAATCCAACTGTAGAGCCGAATGGAGGCGCGAACAATGGCGAATTTGATCAAGGACTTCCAAATAAACCTGGATCTAGTGAAGGAACTACCGAACCAGACGATCCAAGTAAAACAGAGTGATTTAAACGCGATTCAGTTCACTTTTTACGTTACAGACAACGAAGTAATAGTTAATCTAATCGATTCCGAAGTTAGGCTTGCTATTTTGAAGCCTGACGGGCTTACGGTCTTTTTGGACTGTAATATAGTCGATCCTTATTCCGGCGTCTGTGAAGCGATTCTGAGCACTCAGGCGATTATCGAAACAGGTAACTATTCAGCCGAGTTAGTTATCACCAAAAATGAAACAGTAACTAACACCCGGTCTTTTCAATATACCTCTTTAAGTTCAATTTTAAATGATGAAAGGCTCGAAAGTACAAATGACTGGCAAGCCTTTCACAAGTTGTTGCTAAGAACAGGGTTAAAGCCGATTGTAGGCAATGGAAATCCTAACGGCTTTATTAATCCTGAGTATAAGGGACAAACCTATCTTGATGATATAGGCCAAACGATGTTTTTTGCCGCAAAATTAGACAATATGAGTTGGTTGCCCTTTGGTTCGGCCGAAGGTGGCGGCGGCGCTGTCAATGACACGATTATCAGAGAAACAGATCCGGCTATTGCTCCTTTAAGGGTCGGACAATTTTATATAAATACTTTAGACAAAAGATCTTATATTGCGAACGGTACAGCGATCGAAGATTGGGAACAAATTGACGTACAAGCCGCCGAAGGGCCACAGGGCCCCGCAGGGCCAGAAGGGCCAGAAGGGCCACAGGGGCCAATTGGGCCGGAAGGGCCGCAAGGGCCGGAAGGTTTACCGGGGCCAGAGGGTTTACCGGGGCCAGAGGGGCCGCCGGGAATCCAAGGGGAAACAGGGCCGCAGGGATTAACCGGGCCAACCGGGCCGCAGGGCATTCAAGGTGTTCCGGGTGAAGCAGGGCCAGAGGGGCCACAAGGGCCAACCGGGCCGCAAGGATTAAAGGGTGATACGGGATTGACCGGCCCCGAAGGGCCACAAGGGCCGGCCGGAATTCAAGGAATCCAAGGGGAAACAGGGCCGCAGGGGCCAATAGGGCCGAAAGGCGATACAGGTCTGCAAGGAATTCAAGGGCCGCCGGGTGAAGTTGGGCCGAAAGGTGATACAGGGCTAGACGGCCCACAAGGCCCACAGGGGATCAAAGGCGATACGGGATTGACCGGGCCAAAAGGCGATACAGGGCCGCAAGGGCCAATCGGGCCAGAAGGGCCACAAGGCCCGCAAGGTATTCAGGGTGAAGCAGGCGCAGACGGAACAGGAGTGACGATCTTAGGAAGTTTCCCAACAGAGGGCGATCTAAATGCCGCGCGTCCAACAGGCAACAACATCGGTGACGCTTATATTGTTGCCGGGGATCTATATGTCTGGAACGGCGCTCTTTTTGAAAACGTCGGCCAGATTCAAGGGCCGCAAGGTATTCAAGGGCCTGCCGGGCCAACAGGGCCACAAGGGCCACAAGGGGAAATCGGATTAACCGGGCCAGAGGGGCCGCAGGGTATTCAAGGGATCGAAGGGCCTGCCGGGCCAACAGGGCCGCAAGGTTTAAAAGGCGACACAGGATTGCAAGGGCCGCAGGGTATTCAGGGTGACACAGGTTTGCAAGGGCCGGAAGGGCCGATTGGGCCGAAAGGTGATACAGGGCTAACCGGGCCAGAGGGGCCGCAAGGTATTCAAGGTATTCCGGGCGATACCGGGCCGCAGGGTTTACAAGGCTTACAAGGGCCAGAAGGGCCACAAGGGCCGAAAGGTGATAAAGGGGATATAGGTCTACAAGGCCCGCAAGGAATAGAGGGGCCACAAGGCCCGCAAGGAATAAAAGGGGATACGGGTTTAACTGGGCCAGAAGGGCCACAAGGGCCGAAAGGTGACACAGGTTTAACAGGCCCCGAAGGGCCACAAGGGCCGACAGGGCCAGAAGGGCCAGAACCAAGGCCGGATATAGTTGCGGCGGCTCCTACTACTATTCCTGAATACATCGGCCAAATGGCGATCGATTCAACGGCAAAGCGCACATATATAGCCGAAGGAGCCACAGCGAATGATTGGCGCAGGCTCGCCGGAACTAATTATGTGGACGCAGGCGATGGAGTAATTTTAAATGATTATTTAGGTAATAAAAAAATATGGACAGGGACACAGGCGGCGTATGAATTAGCTACTAAAGACGCCTCTACCCTTTATTTTATAACGGGTTAAGGGGGCGAAAATATGCAAAATAAAGCCGATTGCCCTTATTTCGGGGTAGACTTTTCAAGTCTGGATAATATTGTTGATCAAGAATTATTATTTAGCCAAATCGATTTTATGTGGTGTCGGGCTTACGGCCGAGATCATACAGGTTCGGGCGATTCTCAAACAGTTGAGTTTGTTACGGCCGCGCGCGCGCATGGGATTCCAGTGGGTTGTTATTATTTCGGCTTCCCTATCGTTGACGCGGCGGCCGGAATTTCAACGGACGCGGAAATTATCGCAAACGCAGAAGTTCAGGCGCAACAATTTATCGATAAATTATATTCTGTTTTCGGCCAAGGTCAAGTCGGGGATCTGATTCCGATCCTCGACTTAGAACAATATAAAGATATACAAACTCAATACGGACATACCGCAACAAATACGCCGAATTATCCGCAGGCTGTTATGTCAGCCGCGCAGATCACTACATGGACATTAGCCTTTAAAAATTATTTTAACAGCGTTACGGGTTGGCGTTTAGGCCTATATACGGGTGAATATTGGATCAAGGCTCCTAATCCGACAGAGGGCGCAGGATTATCGACAGCGCAATTACAGTCATTAAGTCCAGTGGATGATCCTATGCCTTTATGGGTTGCGAGATACGACGAATATCAAACGCCGAATGACACTGTACCTAATTTCGGGAATTGGACTGAATTTATTGCATGGCAATACACCGGGACAGGGAACGCGGCGGCCTATGGAATCGCAAACGATCCCCCGGATGACGCAAATAATTATTTAGATTTAAACCGGGCTTCTTCTTTAGAGCCTATGTATGCACAAATGGTTTCGGGCGAAACATTGCCGCCTGCTAAATATATTCGTGATCAAGCTATGCTTTTCACATCGATCGAATACGAAACGAGCCTGCAAGTGCCTAATAATTACGGAAAATCGGCAGGGAATTTCGATGAAATGGGCCTTTCGCATGGCTGTATTCAATTCCCTTTAGGGTGGGGAACGCTTCAAGGCATTTGGAAAGACTTATATACCGATTATTTCAATATGGTTAAAAGCAAATTTACCGTTTTGGCCGATTTCACAACCTGGGAAGATTGGCTTTGGAATAAAACGATAGCCGAACAGATTGCGTTTGCCGATACCGAATTCACTGATTGGAAACTAGATGAATTCGGCCAAAGAATCCCGGCGTCAGGTCATAATGTAAAAGAGCCGTGGAAAACGTATTTTATGAATTTAGGAATCACCCCCGAATCCCAAGCGCGGCAACAATTAGAATGCGATAGAATTTATCACCCGAACGCCTTAAAATGGTTCAAGGATTTCGGCTTATGGACTAGGCGCGGATATTGCCTGTGTTGGGAGATTTCGGTTCAAAGTGGTTCAATTAATCCTTTAGATACCAACGGAAATCCAATCGATGTAATGGGCCGAATTTTTACGCGTTTTAGCCAATTAGACACAACAGGATTATCGCCAGAAGAAATTGAAATCGAAAAAATGAAATTGATTATAGACGAACGTTCGAAAGAAGTAAGTGCAACATGGCGGCCGAGTTGGATAGAACGAAAAAGTTCAGCAGCATTAGGCCGGACTTATGTAAGTTCTTACGTCAAATGGGTTGATCCGGACGATTACGACATGACTTTAACCCCTGCTTTCGCAGGTTTTACAAAAACGGATCTACATGTTGCGACTAGTGGCGAAACATTTACAACATTAGCCGAAGAATATAACACGACAGCCGCAGAATTAGAGGCGTTAAATCCCCAAGTATCGCCTTTAAATATTTATACTGGATTATCTATAAATGTGCCCTATCAAGAAACGGCTGTAGTTAGTCCGGGTAAGATTCACTTAGGCTCTTTATCCGTTAATAAAATTTATCTAGGCTCGGCCGAAGTGACAAACGTGTACTTAGGATCAACAGAAATCTATTCGCCTGCTCCTACTTTACCAGTTACAACAATAAGCCCGGCCGAAGTAATTCAAAACGACATTCCAATTACTATCACTTTAACATGTGATGATCCGACAGCTACAATTTACTACAAAATCGGAACACAGGCCGAAAAGGTTTATACAGACCCATTCACAGCGAATCAAAGTTCAGCAACCGTAAACAATACTCAAATTCCAATCACTTATTGGGCTGTGAGTGCGAACGGTACAGAAGAACAAAAAACAATTACTTATGATACAACAGGCGCAGTACCTTCCAAGCCGGTTCTTACAGTTACGGCCGAAGAAGGGCAAGTTATATTATCGTGGACAGGTGCAACGAACACGACTTCTTATACTGTTTTCCGATCTACAACGTCGGGAGATACAGGAACAATTTTAGCCGGAACTCAATATATGACAGCGCGAACATGGACAGATACAACTGTCACAGGCGGCACGACTTATTATTATACTGTGCAAGCCGGGAATTTCTACCGGGCGACTAATTCGGATCAAAAAGCCGCGACACCAACAGCGCCAGTTGTGGAGGTCAGTGGTTATAGATATGCACGGCAATGGATGAAAGGCGGCATTATTTTACCGTCCACAGTAACAAACTTAAACAGCATGATCGAATTCCAAATAATTTCTGCAAGCGCAGGAAATGTTCTTCTCGGCAAACCGAATTTAGAGGGATATCCCGCGAAATTAGCCGGAACGAGTAATCCTGCGAGCAATATTACGGACGGTGTTACGGCCGATATGTGGAGTTATGCGGTTTGGAGCGACAGCACCGACGGATTGGCCCATGTGATTACTTACGATATGGGAGCGCTTTATACTGATATAACAGAAGCAAAAACATGGCACAATTACGCTTCTGCCGGGCGATTTTATAATTTTAAAATCGAAGTATGCGCGACGAATAGCCCAAATGACGCGGATTGGACAACAATTATAGACGCTATGGATAATAGTACGGCTCAAATTTATGAAGAATCAAGCGCAGGTTTTACATTCCCAATGCCAGTTAGTTACGGCACGCCCGAAAAGCCACTTCTCGAACTTACGAATTTAACAAATGCCGTGAGGTTAGATTGGCAACCAACAGCCGAAACAACATCATTTAAACTTTATCGGACAAGTAACCCTGATAATTTAGGGCCGATGTTAGAAGAAGTTACGCCCGAAACAACAACTTACACAGATACAACGGCGCTCGGAGGGAACACTTATTACTATACGGTGAAAGCTGTTAATCCGTCTTACGCTAAAAACTCAGACAAAAGAACCGGCGCACCTTATAGTATTTTAGTTTATGAAAGTAAAAACGTTGATTTTGAAGGTAAAGCAAATTGGACAGTATATGACGCTACACAAGTAACGGCTGATTTTGGAAATGCGGATACTGTACAAGGCGGCGATCGGCTAAAAATCGATACTTCCGGCCGATTACGATTTGATTTACCTGCCGGAGTGGTTGGAAGTGCCAACGCAGGCGGTATCATAAAAGCAAAAATAGCCGGAAAAAATGAATATACCTTTGAATATGAAATTAGATTCGATTCGGGCTTTCCGTGGAGTAAAGGCGGCAAGGTTCCCGGCTTTAGTGGTGGAAAAGGCTATACAGGCGGTGATGGTAACTTAGCGAGAACTTTAGGCGACGGTTTTAGCGTCCGCATGATGTGGCGCGAAGATGGCCGTATAATCCCTTATGTTTATCATGCAGGAATGAAAGAAGGGGAAGATTACGGCGACACTTTCGGCTTAACGCTAGGAAATTTCACTAACACCACGGCTCACACAGTTAAATATTACGCGAAACTTAATACTGGAAGTGACGCAAACGGTATCTTGCGAATTTATTTAGACGGTGCGGAAGTGATGAACAAAACGAACCTTCTTTATCGAACAAATGAATGCAAAATAGATACAGCGCATTTAGCTTTATTCCCCGGAGGATCTACAGCCGATTGGAATATGACAGCACAAGGTTATGTTCGATTATCTAATTTTAGTTGGATATAGGAGGCATTCTTATGACTGAAATGAAATTAACGCCGTTTACAGTGAAATCAGTTCACAAAACAGTAAGCGAAAGCCCTTACGCTGAACAAAAGCTTTTTCCGTTTTCGGTCGAAAGCATAACCGGCCGATCGGCCGCAACTCATATACCATATGGGATCGAGCAGTTAAAAGCGCCTGAATTATGGAAAGAAGGGGAAAAGGGTGAAGGAATTGTCATTTGTGTTTTAGACACCGGGATCGATTTCACTCACCCGGATTTGTCCGACAGAATTATTGACGGCCGAAACTTCACAAATGAAGGGCCGAAAGATGATATCACGGATCGAAACGGTCACGGGACACATGTAGCCGGAACGATTGCCGCGTCCGAAAAT